ACTGCGTTGGCACCGTTACCACCATCAAGCATTTCAATTCTGCCTGTGAATTTGTAATCAGTACCACTTGATGCTGAACTTTGTTCGAAGAAATCAAATTGTTTCTGTATCTGTTCACCACATAACTTAGAAACTGAGTTGTTCACATCGTCTCTTAGGTTAATTGTAATTGGTTCCCAAGTGTGTTTACCTGCAAGATAAACTCTTGAGTTGTAAACATCTAAAATTGTTTCATCAAATGTTAGGCTTGGTCTTGTTACATCAATCACTTGTTTTGTGATTTCAGTTCTAGGAGTTGATACTCCAAAGTTTTCCAATATCAGTCTAAATCTGTATTGAAGTTTTGGCATCAATAGCCCCTGGTTTGACGCTGATTGATCACTTGCCAAAGGTACTGTAAATTTACTTAAAGTTGCTACTGACATATCTTCTCCTTTTTTATATTTATAGTGTTTATACTATAATTTTATGTTTATACCTTTCCTAGCCTTTATAGTCCTAGTTTGTCTATTTCGCCTGTGTTCTTAAGTCTGATCGGAATGAATATAAATTCAACCGCCTTAACAGGCTCAATAGCAATATCAACATGTAACTCGTTTCTATCAATTCTGCTCGGTGTGTTGTTTGTTGTATCACATACCACAGCAAAGTCGTATAGTCCTCTTTGTCCTTGGACTTCTAGCAAGAATGACTCAACTGCTTGTTTGATTTCATTTCTTGTTAGTTCATCATTTGGTTCAAAGATAAATGGTTGTGCTAACTTGTCTAGTTGAGTTCTTAGGAACACTGTTAATCTAGCAACATTGACTCTGTCTAATGCACTTGTGCCGCTGTGTCTAGTTTTTTGTCCGTATATTGTTAATCCTGCTCCTGTTAAGAACGTGATTGGATTTACTCTATTTGACTGTAAAGTGTCTCTAATACCTGAACTTACTGCAATCACTTGTTTTTCACCTGTTGATGCTTTGATATAACCCACTGAAGTAGCATTGTCTACCACTCCACGTCTTATACCTGCTGGTGCAAACCAAGGAAAAGCAACATCATCGTTCACTGCTAATGATCTCAGTACCATGTGACTCGGTGGAACAAACACGTCGTTGCCTGCCAAGTCTGATGTAGTACCCCATGGATAGTAAACTGCTGTGAATGAATCACTTGTTAACAGCCCATCTTCATCATTAGTTGCTGAACTGTTGGCGTTAGTCGCCCAGTTGCTGATTGCTGTTGAACTGTTTTCTAATCTTGCCGGAGAATCGCCAACAACAAATGCTGTGTCGCCTCTGTCTCCTGAAAGAGTTACTAGTTCGTCTATCAACTCAACATAACCTGGAGCCGCTAGTACGTTGAACTCTCTTTGTTCTTCACGTAATTGTGTGTTTGAACTCACTGCAGATTGTAAACCTTTAACAACGATTCTTCTCTGTGCCTTACGACCCATGTATGGAGAACCGTTCGATTTGTTTCCACTTGCTGTCACCCACGCATCTGCTTCTGCAGGAAGTGTTGGGTAATCATCTGTGCTACCAAAGTTTGTTCTAGTGAAGTAATTTTTTCTGAATTGCTTCACATTGTAACCTGATCTTCTTGTGTTGAACAACAACATGCCTTTTGGATAAAGTGCTGGATCCGGTTTGTCTATGTCTAGGTTGTCACTTGTCAACAATGATTTGATTGTTGGTGGAGTTTTTGTAATAACGTTGCTGTCTGAATCTAAATGGAATCTTGCATCCGCAAATAATATTCCATCTTCTGACACTTGGTCAGTGTTGTCGATAGCAACCCATTTCGCTCCATCAGTTTTTGAACTATCATATCTGTAAAGTTTTGGATAGTTTTCTAGATCACTTGAGTCTAACCAAATGTCGCCATCCACAAGTGCTGTTCCATCTGACTGACCATCTGTTGCCCCTGGCTCAGTTGCTGAAACAATTACACCGTCCGGTGAAGTGTTTGATAAGTTAAATGCTCTAGCATCTGAAGTTACATTTTTGTAACCTTTCCATGTGCTACCATCATGTACCATGATGTCAACTTCACTTGCACTTGTAGAGTACCAGTAAGTTAAATCACTTGGGTCTGCTGTTGGAGCCGACGCTGATGCTTCGTAAACCAATGTACCCCAGTTTGATGCCAAAACTTCATCTGAACCAAAAGCACCCGCTGGTATTGTGTAAAGGTTTGCAACCTTTGTACCAGTGGTGTCTATCGCTGATGCGTATGTAGAAGCATTTGAACTTCCAAATCCTGCGTCTGCAACAGGTGTACCATTTGTGTCGTTCATTCTAAAGTCACCACCATCACTGTGTGTCATTGTGATTGTGTCTGATGTTCTGTCATAACTTGCACTGACGTACTGCATTCCTGCCGCCGCCACTGCCGCAACAAAATCATCTGCTGATGTGCCGCCTAGTGTGACAGTTGTAGTTGGACCAAATGTGCCATACTTTGTTGAATTTTGATGATCACCTGGTCTAAGTGTTTCTCTGATTGTGAATGTTTCTGCCGCTGTAAATGGACTGGATCCTAATGCACTCAATCCTGTGATTGTGGTTGCACCACTTGCCTGTCTTTTGAACACCGTGTAAGCACCCAATGATGCGTTTGCATCAAACACTGTTGAGTCAGTTGCTGTTGTGCTGTCACCTGCAAAAAGGATAGTATCTCTTTCAGTTGGATTAACTTGCACATACAGATTTTCTGTTGTCAAGTTTGCACCCGCACCTGATTTATCTAAGTTGTAAAGTGCTTGAGCATGAGTTGTATGCATCGGAGCACTAACAGTTGAGAATGCCGCTGTGGTTGAATTGTATTTCTTAACTTTTACGTCAGCACCACCGTTCACTGCTGTTGTTTGAATCCAGACACTTCCTGTTGGAGCACTGTGATCGTCTGCTGTCTTAAATCCTGGATCTGTTGTGTGTGATCCTAGGTGTAATCTTGGAGCATCATAAGTGCCTGCTGTGATACCTAGGTCTGCTAATGCAGTTCCTGAAACACTTGCAATTTTAATTTGAGCACTTGCAGTCGAATCTTCTCCACCTGCTAGGTCAGTTGCATAAAGGACTAGTTTGTTGTTCACATTTGCCGCTGTGACACCCGGGATCGCCGCTGAGTCATCACCACCTGCGTTGATATCGCTGACAACATCGTCCAGTGATGTACCAGTCATTGCAATCACACTGAATCCGTTGATTGAAATTGTGTGTCCTGCTGTCACTGTTGGATTAGTGGTTGTGCCTTCGATGGTTGGCCATGAAGTTTTCCATGAACCGTACTGCGTAGTGCTGTCACCGGAGCCAACTTGTACCCATGCATTGTTTTTATTTTTGTACCATAATTTATTGTTAGTCGCCGTAGTGTTGATTGCGTAATCACCCTGTGAACCAAATGAAGTTTTTGGTGCGCCTGTGGATGTTTCACCAACCAAGTTAAACACTTCGGAAATAATTTTTGGAGTCTTTACTGTGAAAGATTGAGTAGATGAATTCCACTCTTTGATCCCCCAAACAGATTCTGCTGTGTCTAACCAATAAGTGCCGTTTGCTGGAGCACCTGTTACTGGAGAACTAGAACCTGTGAGTTCGTCTAAGTTAACATCTGCTCTTGTAACGAATGCCTTGTTTGCTACACCTAATAGTGAGTAAGCGGCAAGAAGACCATATTCATTCAACTCGTATGCGTCACGAGCCGAACCGCTTGTATCTGTGTAGAACTTTGGATCGCCAAAAGTTTCTGTTAATTCTCTTTGACTGGTAATTGTGTAAACTGTTCCTGCGTTCGCTGTCAGTGTACCGGCCGCAGTGCCTGTTCCTGTACCTGAAGTTTTGTTTTTCGAAGTTGCTACAATGATAGACGGTACCATGCCTTGATCGGCTGGGACGTAAAACGATTCGTCTGTTACTGTAACTTCAACTCCTGCTGATGTTAATGCCATTTTTTTGGTCTCCTATATGGTTTTTTATATTTAGCAGATACTGATTATATTATACACTATAGAGGTAGGTTAAAAAGGTGATGAAAAGGGCACCATAAATACTGTATGAAACGTCCTTTGTGCACCTGCGGGAACCCTGTTGCCGTAAATTATATCAAGAACAACAAAACATACTACAGGAAAAAGTGTGACAGTTGTCTGCGTGGCGTTGTGAAGAGACAACCCAGATGGCAGACTGCCGGATACAAAAAGAAACACATCTGTGATCGTTGTGGACACACATCAGAATATGACATGCAGTTCAATGTGTATCACATAGATGGTGACAGGAACAACTGTGCTTTTACCAATCTGAAGTCAGTGTGTGCCAACTGTCAGCGGATATTACACCTTGTGGGTATGCGTTGGAAACAAGGAGATCTTACTCCTGACTAAAAAGGAAACGTTGTCACCACGAGATCTGTGTCGATCTTGTCATACAACTGTTGCACAGTACCATCGTTTTTTAACAAAAAGTTGAAATCTATCTTTGCCCATTTCCATTCCGATGGATGTACATGCTTTGGTGTGATGTTTTCTTCTACATAATCTGTGAACCAATCAGGATCTTCGCCACGTGACACACGCCACATTTCGCCACCTAGGTCTTTTATGATTGCGTCCTCATGTGGGAATCTTACATCAGGTATCACATAGTTTGTGTTTGGATTTTGCAGTATTGTTTTTTTCAGCAGTATTGTCCATGTGTGTACATGGAATCCATCACGTACTTCTGTGCCGAATTTCTGTAACACAAAACGTGGTGTGATGTCTTCGCCTAGTTCCTTAGACCAAAATTCGTCCGGTGTTTCACGCCATTCTCTGCTTTCATCTGAGTCACCTTCCAGCAATTCACGTGGCCATTCAAATATGGCCGCCACACCATCCTTCAACTTGTCAGCGAATTTAATGCGTTGGAAATTATGTTCCTTTATTAGATGATTTGCAACTGTGTCTTTGCCCGAACCAATCAGTCCAGCGATGCCTATGATTTTTCGCATCCGCCTCCTATGTTGCCTGAACATTCAAGTCCGTGATAAAAGAATCTTCTTGGCACATCGTGTTCAAACATTCCATACGCAACAATGCCACAGCAAATAAATGCTATCACAACTGCCATGATGTGTGTTCTCATTCGTCATACCCTCCATCATCTTCTTGTTCTACAATTATTATTGGTTGTTTAGGATCAGTCATGTTCACCTCCTGGATCGTTCTTTGGTAATGGGACTTTGTATGGATTGCCATCTGTGTCTCTATAGATTGTGTATTCTCTTGCTCTATTCACAGAATGATATCCCCAATTGTATGAAGATTTAGTAAGGCTGAATGTTATCACTGTGGTGAAGATTGCAAGTATTAATATAAAGTGTGCAACCACAGTATATCCAAACACAACCCAACTACCGAAATACAGTGAAAATGTAATACACCACATCCATGCTAGGATCTGTAATATTAAGTGTCTCACATTCTGATCTGGTATGTGCTTGAGAGGATTTCTATCGGCATTCATTACGCCATGCCAAGCATCATGTATAAATTGTCTCATGATTACAATATAGTATGATTGTGTGTTTCTGTCAACTAGCCAATAACAAATGACATTGGAGTTTGCCCAACTTCGTTATTGTTCATGGAAAGTTCTAATTTTTCCAGTTCTTGTGTGCCTTCTGCCTTAAGTTGATCACCATTCAATGATGTTCCGCCCTGTGGTCCTGCGATTGTGGCAAATTTCGATCTCGCTTCGCCGAGCATGATTTTACATGTGGCTAGTGTGTAATCTCTTATCCATGGTTTAGCATATCTGTCTTGTAGCAATATGCCATCTGGCTTGTTGTTGTATAACCATAATAGGACAGTTTCAACGTTGCGTTGTCTTCGAACTATTTCTAATTTCCTTGTAACTGAATCATAATAGAAATTAATGTAGCCACCAAACATTCTGCCTACCATTTCTTGATAACCTGAGAACATTTCGTATGTTGCTAGTCCACCAATCCTGCCAGATTGTAAAAGATAAACATTCGTGTATGCCAATTCAAAAGGATCAAAGAATGATCCACCTTCTGATGCATTTGCACCACCTACTGTTCTTCTAAATATTTGTCTCACATTGGTTACCTCTTCAGGTAAAGTATAAACATTAGTATCTGCTTGAAGTTCTAAGAATCCATATGATTCTTCAACAGAACTTTCTGAACGTTGCTTGTATTTGTCCACCGCTCTTTCAAGTGCTGTTTCATAGTGTTTAGGGTCTAATTCAACCTCTACCATGCCATCACCCAGCAT